TCCATATGGGTTGCAAGCCTTCAGTAGCCATCAAGTGAATGTAGGGGATCGTGTGATATGGCCGTATCCAGAGGTGTCAGGAACATGGATCGGTGGAACCATTACCTCTATAGAGGGTGATATGGTGCATGTTGCTTCTGGATCTATGTTCGGAGTACAAGAGTATATTCAGAGTCTTGCCTATCTTAGAAGCATGAAGAATGATAAGAGATCAGTGTAAGATTCCCTGGTGCATCTGGATTGGTGCTATTATAATAGCAGCCACCATTGGTACTATTAGTTGTTTACATTAATTCGATATACTGTATAATAAGTCTATAACTTAATAAGGAAACCCTATGGAATATATTACTCTGAGAGCAGCTCTCAAGGAACTCTGTGAAGCTCTCATCATTATTGGTATGTGTACAGCAGCAGTGTTTGCTTTTATCACTGGCATGAAATTTGTGGGGAATCTCTAATGCCTTCAGAACGTCCTAATATGCCAGGTCAGACGCATGCGTCTATGCTACGCCATGGAGCCTCTAAGGGCCTTGGTCTTCAGGCCGGAGAAGTGGCTTGGTATCCTAACAGAAAGGATCTGGATCAGCGTGGACCACGGTATGCCAAGCGTGCTGGTGTTGTGATCCTTGTGTTGGGTATTATTGCAACAATTACTGGAGTTATGCTGCAGACTTGACATATATATTATATGAGAAAACTTTGGAGTGCTAGCGCATGCGAACTTACTATGTTATTTTTAATGAAGATGAGACGGTTACTACGTCTTTTGAACCGGTAATTGATCATGCAGAGCATGAATTCATTAAGACCCGTGTCTCTGATCTAGGTAATCTAGAATACTATGCTCACAAGAGCAAGGCTGAGTTCTATAGAAAAGCTTTAGTTGATGGCGTATTAGTATGAGTTACAAAATCTTCATGAAGGATAAGGTATATCCATGGGATATTGCCAATCACAAAGAAGGTCCATGGCACATTGCAAATTCTTTAGAAGAGTTTGCGGGGTATATCAATAACTTTGGTATACCCTCTTCTATTTCCCTATTTGGTACATTTGCGACTGAGGCTGCTGCCTTTTTGATTGATCTGTGCCGGGACATGGGAGTCAAGTTCCCTTCGTATCATGGAAGCCGCGATGTACTAGATTATATCAATGATGCCAGATCAAAAGGTTATATTCACGCATATTAATGAAAGGTGAGAGATGAGGCTGAATCGTATTGAGAATAGAAACTTCCCACAGATTTATGACGATCCAGTCCGTCCTGAACTGACCATGGATTTTAGGATGGTGTATGGAAGAGAGATCTATGCTCTGGTGGATGACGATGAGTCAGTTGCCGGAGTTATTTGTGTTGGGTATACCAATAGCATTCCTAGGACACTAGAAGATCTGACTAAGTTCGGATCCTATACCGGTAACCATGCGGTGTTCTATACAGTCTGGTCCTATAGAAAGGGTGCCGGAAGGCAGATCGTTCTAGAGACCAAGGCACGGATCCAGTCCGAGAAGCCTTATGTCAAGACGTTTGTGACTCTGAGTCCCAAGACCGAGATGGCTTATGCCTTCCATACGTCTAATGGAGCTTCTCGTATTGCCGAGAATGCCGAGACCGATAACTACTATTACGCAGCATGAAGATGATGTTTTATATTGTAGCCATTGGTTATCTGATGGCAGTAGTATCCATGACGTTTCTTATTCCGGTTCTTTTGATGGCACATCCATGAAGATGGTTTTTTGTATAGTGGTTTCAGGATGCGCAGTCATAGCCACAGTGTTTCTTATTAGAGTGTTTTTAATGATACGGCAGATGTTAATAGATGATACTAGATACTACTAAATTTTTTTAATAATTAGAGTTTATAATGAAAACATATATTGTAGATATTGACGAGACGATTTGCATTACTCCTAAGATTGATGGTAAGCCGCAGTATCATTTAGCAGAACCTATGCAATATCGTATTGATATGATTAATCAGTTGTACGATGATGGTAATACTATCATCTATTGGACTGCACGTGGATCATCATCTGGTATAAATTACCTAGAGCTAACTCAAAAGCAATTATCTGAATGGGGTGTAAAGGCACACGATGTTCGGGTTGGTAAACCATCCTATGATATCTGGATCGATGATAAAGCATTTAGCGATAAAGCCTTCTTTGACTTCTGTGATAAATAGTTCTAGCAATCTTAGGAGCCCTTATGCCAACTATTAATCTAGATGACGTACAAGATTTTGAATTTGATTTTGACTTCGGTTTCACGACAACCTCTGAATCTGATTTCAAGGCGCGTGAAACCGTTGTTGCTCAACAAGTAGAGCAACAAGTCTCTTCTGAAGCTAATACCAAGGTACTAAAGATGTATAAGATGGTTCTGCCTCTTCTTAACAATCTCATGAAAGACGCTGATACCAAGGAATATATCTATTGGCCTTCTCGTAAGACCAAGATCCAGGAGTTTATGACTAAACTCCAAGAAGTAGTTAACTCATAGGAATATTGTATGTCTAATTGTGATAATGAACTTAATAGCCAGATTAAAGCTCTTCATGCAAGGCTAGATAGAGTTGATGATGATCTTACTGCACATTTTGCTGCTCAGTATCTTCAGGCCATCACATTTTTAGCTAATCCGGTGACTGCTGCTCAGGGTACTATTATGACGGCTCAGTTTGCATCTAGAACAGCATTTAAAGCATTAGTTAAGCAACTTCCTGGATATGAAGAATTTAAGCAACTACAACAACTTGATTCTGCTGCTCTAGTTGAAGGATTAGAAGCGGCTTTAGTTAATACTGCAACTGGTCTGGTAGATGTTGGGGTAACTGCATTAAATAATACAATTACTGCAAATATTGGTGCTCTTAGAGATTATACATTAGCAATTGAAGAAGGTGCAATTGAGGCTGTTGTTGGTCCACTGTTGACTACATTAAATGAAACTACTGCAAATCTAAATAGAGCTAATGCTGCTGTTAGTGCTATTCAAGCATTCATGAATACGCTAAAGAACATATCTTCTTGTAAAATCAGTACATCTGTTATACAGCAGTAATTATTTAGACCAAGTTAACTTTTGTAAACCAGGCACATACTTTGGATTTGCTGGGTTTGCACAGGTTAATATTTGATAACGTTGAGAACCTTCTCCGTTAAATGATACGTGAGTCCAGATTTGAGATGACCCGTATTCTAGAATCAACTGATCAAACGCTATATGTTCCTTGATCCATTGTGCAATTGCATACATGGTAGCAGGATCTGTACTACGTGCACCATACGTGATATCTGCAGCCATTCCTTTGATATGCTGGCTCTCACCAGTTCCTTGTCTAAAGGCACTATTGATAACAATTGGACCAAACTTTTTAGCTATAGGTTCTAGTACATTTTGAGCAAGTAGTGACAGATTGCCTGCTAATTGTGCTTTAGTTTTTCCGCCTTGAGCCTTAATTTGATAATCAAATACTGGACCCGGAGCAGTAAGATGACTGAGTCTATAGTTATTAGATAACTTAAGTTCTCCAGATATACTTGTCTCTGATAGAAGCTTTATCTCATTTGCAGTTGTAGCGAGTGGTGCAGTCCTTCCTGCAGGAGTAGTATCAGTTTCATCTACAGCATATGATTTACTCTTAATATCATCTACTTCTTTTTGAGTAAGTCTTCCAGAAGCAACTGCATCTTCTAAAGCTTTAGCTTGTGCTGCTTCATCATCATCTGATCCTTGAATAACACTTTCAACTATAGATGGTGCAGTAGTATTTTCTCTTGTGGGCCCATCACCCAATCCGGTCTTCTTGGTAACAATTACTGTATTAGAATCTGCTACAGGCAATGATAATCCTTTATTAGTTGAAACTAGTGGAGAATCCATAGCAATAACAGCTTGAGATTTCATAGTTACTTGTTGTGTAGCACCCATGGCTATATTCTTTAAAGCGGCAATACTCATTGAATTTGCTGATAGAAGATTCATGTTGCTTCTAGCATACATACTTGTATTTGCACTAGACTGAGTATTCAAAGAGTTTGCAGAATATATGTTTACATCTCCGCTTGTACTCTCTAGAGATATTGATTTGGCTTTTATCTTAAGATCTTCAGTAGCATTAATTTCTACTCTGCCACCAACATTAATAGCTACATCATTTAGACATGTAATGCTCATATTCCCACGAACATACAGATTATGACTTCCTTCAATATAGATCTGGTCATCGGCAACTACAACTAGATAATTATCACCGACAACCTTTACGACTCTTCTACCATCTGGAGCAATCTCTTGATAAGTTCCAGATTTATGAAAGTCTAAAAGTCTTTCATTTCCAGGAGTATCATCTACTTCTTTTATATGTCCAGATTCTGATTTGTATACATGTACATATGGATATTGGCCAGGAGATGACATTGGCGGTTCTATACCAGTTGGTTCCGTTACTATGTCAGTGGCTTGAGTACTAGATATACTTACAACAGCAGAAGGATTTTGTATTATAGTATCTGCTAATGTTGCAGATGAAGTATTAGATGTAATTGGTACTTTTATAGGATCTACTGCAGTAGATGTTATAACTCGATCTTTATTAACTACAGTTTGTTCTTCATATGATAAAGTCAAATCAGTAAGAGGAGAATCTCCAGTCAGAAGATTTCCAAATAATTTTTGGAAAATACTATCTATAATTCCTATAGTTCCATCTACAGAATTAAGAGCACCACTAACTTTAGCGTTAATTAATTTGCTTGTAGATAGAATGTTATTCTTAAGAAAATTTGATATACTTGCCATTATTTTATGTTTTTTCTATTGATACGTTTTTACCAGTAGATCTCAATGGAACAGACGTATTGGTAATAGACATAAGTGCTTGTTTAGCATAGTTGATTCTATTTGCTATCTTTAAATTTCTTTCATTTGGCTTATCATAATTATTTGCAAATATAATCACAGCTTCTTGTAAACCAGTGGCTGACTGTAATGCAGTTAACCCTGATTTCTTATCTCCATCGTTAAGTTGGTTTATAAGATAAGAAACATTATGTTGATTCGTAGCGGCAGTTTTAGTTACATCAACCTTGTATGTTGTTAACACATAATCTATAAAGTTATCTAAGTCATTTGCACCGGAAATAGCATTTTCCCATTGGCCCCAGCCATATCCTTTTCCAATAGTTTTACGGGCCCAACACGGACCATATGTATTACCTTCTCTAAGACTAGGCTGAGCACCGTTTGATAGATAGCCCATAGTTCCAAGAATAGCCGCAGCTTGAATTTCAGTTATATTTAGCTTTGCAATTAGCTCATATCCATATATTGAAGCAATTACTGGAAATGACATTATAGCACTCCCTTTTCATATAATGTTGCTTCGGCATCTCTTCTACGAGTAAGACCCTTTTTAAATTTTTCTGGATCTTTTTTAACTGTAGTAATACCTTTGGTTCGAATTATATTTGCTGCACCAGCATTATCTCCAGCCAATATTGCAACTCTCAATCCTTGTGTTGCTAATCTTTTCATTTCACCAGCACCACAATTATATGTATATGAGATTAAAGCGGACTTTTGATTTGCATTTAACTTAGCCCAACAATCATTTCCTATACCGTTTACTGCACTTGGAACATATGATTTTTGTAAATCAGATTGTAACAAAGCATTTGCTTGTATTTTACTAATAGATGTTCCAGTTCCATCTCCAGAAATGGCAATTTTGTCGTTTCCAGCAAGAATATATCCACGCTTTTTATCTACAGAATTAATTGCGTGACCATATCCAACGGTGATTACCCCATCACCAATATTTTTTGCAGTTCCAATAAATCCTTCAAATTTAACAAGGAATTTTGCTGTTATTTCTATAGCTGTTCCGGCTGCTAATTCAGCAAGTGCATTTTGTGCTTCTGTTGCAGCATTTTCTACAGTTTCTTTTATATTATCAAGAGCATTTAGAACATTGTGTCCAAGAGTATTTGATATAGATCCTAGTACCATAGGTATTTGTGCATCTTCACCATCGGCAAAGAATCCAAATACATAAGATCCTTCCATTAATCCTGTAGCAGATGCACCAACTCCAAATATTCCAGCTGATGTAACTGGCATAATAGGGGTTGCCCACGGAAGATGATCATTTGGAACAAGATTTTCATCGTCTGGATGAATTCCAAATACTCGTACGCGTACACGGCCTAGAGAAAGAGTATCACCTTCTCTATCTACAACTTTACCAAAGAACCAGTAAAACCCGTCTCTTCCCATAAAGTGTTTTTCATGTTGTTTATTCATAATAATTATTGTCCAGCATTAGTTATAGAATCTAATTTTACATCAAATGGATATAAAGCAGCTGGTAGAAGCTGGCCATCATCAGTATCTGTAGCAATAGCAGGTACAGAAAATCCATTTTTATATAAGTCAAACGTAGTATGATAACTTTCCGGCGTAAATTTATGATGTATTGATGCTACAAGAAAGTATCCAGATAGATATTTATCATTAGGCGGGTCAGTAGTAGAGCCTTGAATTTCTGGCAATTCTAGTGTAATCACATCTCCTGCTCCAATAGCAGTATCTCCATATGTATCTACTGTATACATGTTTTGAGCAAGTCTTGTCATATATGAACTTCTATTGACATATATGTCGTTTAGATAAGTTGGTTCTTTTGTATTATCATTTGGGATAAGAAATGTTTTTGTGTGCTTTCCAGGGGCTGGTGCATCTTTATTAAAATTAAATATTCCAAAAAACTTTTTAGGTGGACTAGAAGGTTCTTGAGTTACATTTTTAATAAAATCTAAAGAATTTTCTGGATATACATTATTTGATGGAGGTTCTACATTTGGATTTCCAAGTGCATTAAAGTCTTTGTATTTATCTAGAAACTTATATACACTAGTATCTATAGTTCTATCAGTTAGATCAAAAACTATAATCTCACTTTCAAAATAGCCATTCTTAATTTTTTCAATAGTATCAAATTTATGTTTTTGTTTTATATTCATTACTGTTTTATAAGAGTTGGCTGGTTTTAGATTAGATGGTGTTACTTCTTCACCAGCTGATGGATTTCGATGATAATATGTGTATGCATCAACATTTTTAGTTCTATTTTGTCTTCCAGCTTGAATAAGATATTCTATATCGCAAAAATTAAATCCATTTTTATTTTCAAAAAATAGATACGTTCCAGATATAAATAATTTTTCAGCCATAGACCTTCTTGCAAACAAATTTAAAGTCTCTAATGGACTTAAGTTTGGCACAACAATTTGTTGCGAACCTTTAGTAGGTTGTATGCGATATATTTTCTTTTGTTTGCCGCCGACTATAAAATCATTAACTTTTAAATAGTTTTCTAAAACATCTTTTACCATGTCACTTATGGGTTTATCTTTCCAGCTCTTTTGAATTAATGTTGTTGCATCAATTAAATGTTCTTCTGAACAAAACTGTAAGATATAATTTCGGACTTTTAAATTTTTATCAAAAGAAATATTCTTGATTGCGTATACAGCAAATCGTCTAAATACATCATCTTGTCCAGCAACAGAATATGTAACTTCAATATATTCTTCTCCGACAATAGGAAACCCTATACTATTTCCTAATTGTGGATCACCATTTAGTAGATTAGTAGCGTCTTTAATGGTAATATCACCATAAAGAGTAGGTGAAAATATATCTTCATAGATAGAAAAATCAATAACTTGTCTAGTAATATCTACAGATATACTGCTATCTACATTCTTTAAAACTGCTTGAAAAGTTTTAAGAGAACCAAGACCACCGTATTGATTTTGTGCAGTATCATTATCAGCCATTCATAACATCTCTTAATTGTCTATCTATAGATGTTATAAAAGAATTGTCTAATAGACTTATATTTCTTTTATTTTCGTTTTGCTCAGATTCATCTGTATAAGTGTCTATTTGTTTCCATATAGCAGGATCTGGATTAGTAATTGCACTAATTTTTATATCATCGTCTATAGTTACTTTAGTCCAAGAATAACCATCTGTAGTTGGATTATATAGAGATGCTAAAATAAATGTATTGGTTGTATTGTTTACATAATAATCTATAGCAATCTTTTTATAATAAGCAGTGGTGCTTTTGGCTAAAGCCAAACTTCCATATTTGTCAATGATAAACTTTTCAAATTCTACAGTATTTAGAGGCCATTCATAATATGGATCTATGATATTGTTTACCATATAAATTACCCACACATAATTAGCATCTCCATAATAGTCGTATGCAATAGCATCGGCTGTTTCACCGTCTTTTATAGTATATGGATAAAAATTATTAGCGTTTTGTCTAAAGCTCTTGATAATATTAGATCGTAAAGTAATGTTCTTGGCATTAGTTCCAGAATAATTTATAGAAGGAAATGCTGCAAAGTATTGGCTCATATTATTAACTTCCTATAAATTGAGTTTTATCATAATCATCAGCAGTAAGAATTGCCCGCTCTCTAAGTGATATAGATAAATCTACTATAACTGGTTTTTCACCTTTAAAAAATACTGGATATCCATCACCATCATATTTTACAGTAATAGAAAGTATAAAACATCCTAATTCACTAATCTTAATTAAATTTGTTGGAAAAAAAGATAACATTACTATAGCAGGATAAGAAAGAGTAAAACCAGCACCAACTATTTTTCTTGGTAAAGCATTTAGTTTTAAAGTATTAATAATATTTTCTATTTCTAGGCTTTCTTGT